GATCTAATAAACTATATCCTCGTGCAAATGGACAAGGTGGAGCATCAGCTGATGACCCTGCATACAACGACGCTGTAGCAATTACTGCTGTTGATGATAATACAATCACAGTTAACGTTGGTACATCCTCTAACACAACTGCACATCTATTTGTCACTGCTGCTGCTGACGCTATAGTCACAGGTGGTAACTACGCTCATACATTCGTATCTGCTGTTGCTAACTCTGTAACTGCTCCTGGCGATTGCACAAACGTTAAGGATGCACTTGATTCTCTAATTGAGTTGGCAAATGAGACTCTTGCTCCTAATGGAGACAGATATAGAGACGCAGGTGACCTTCTACACTTCAATAAAGATTATATTGCTGAAGAATCAGTTGGTTTACTAGATGCTGAATTCTCATATACTCTAAACAACATCCTTTATCAATCCTTCCAGTACCCAGGTGGTGCTACTGGTAGAGATACATGTAAGAAAGATATTAAACTATTGCTTGATAGTGTTATCAGTGACCTACAAACTGGTGGTAACAGTAATACTATTAGAGCAATTGAAAATTATATTGCTACTACTGGTGGTATCAAACAGGTTGAAGACCAATTACTCTCAACCATGTATGCATTCCAGCAAGTTAAGAAACTTGGTAAACTAGCAATAATCAATAACCTTTATAATCAAGGTATGGCTGGTTTAACTGGAGACCAGTATGCAGCATTCTGGACAACTGAAGCTGCTTATCGTGATGCAACTATTACTGATAGTAAGGGTGATACAGCATACTTAAGTAATGATTGTGTTGATGCAGTCAACTCGTTTGAAAACTTGATGGATATCGTAATTGATACTCTATCTCCTTCAGATGATACTGGTAGGGCTGCTGGTAGAATGATTCTTAATAACAAGAATTACTATGACCAAGAATTAGAAAACCTCGTTAACAGTCAGTGGGGTGCTGGTGCATGGTCAACAGATATTAATACATTCCTAGAAACTACAATTAATGATGTCATTCATGACCTTACAATCACTGATACATCTACATTTACAAATGCTAGAAATATTAGTCTTACCAATGTAATTGGTGAGTTCTCAGAGGGTGAAGTTGTAACTTCATCTGGTGGTGGATATGCAACTGTTAGAGAGTATATTACTGATACTCAGGTGTTGGTTATCGGTGACGTTATAGGTAGAAACTGGGCGGCTGTAGATGACTTAACTGGTACTAGCGGTGCAACTGCTGTTATTACAACTGTTGGTCCTATCTACGATTACTTTACAACTGTTGCTAACGTCCAATCACTTGCATCTACAAGAGTTATTGTAACTGGTATTGCTGACCAAGTTGCTAACCTCAACCTATTCACTAACCCTGAAGACTTTACTGCTAACTGGACTTCAACTAAGTCAACTATAGATGGAAATGTCCATGCTGACCCTGACGATCAATTACTTGCTGAGAAGATTGTAGTTGATAGCACTACTGGTGAGCATACAATTCATAGAAATTACAACCTAACTGCTTACGATACATTTGATGATTCTACTATCAAGTGGGATAGTGGCAATGAGAAGTTTGACGAAGGTGCTGTTGCAACTGACCAAACATTTACATTCTCTGCATTCATTAAGAAAGCAGAATATGATAAGGTTAGATTCCAGATGGTATTGGATCCTGGTACATCAGCAGAGCAGAATGCATTCTTTGACCTTGATTTAAGTAACGCATCATTTGGTAGCATATTCACACCTCAACAAGGTATCACTGCTAACGCATACGGATCAGTCCCTGTTGGTGGTGGATGGATAAGAGCATTTATTCAGATTACATTCTCTTATGGTTTCACAACTTTACAGAATAAGGTTATTGTTAAGAATACTGGTGGTTCAACCAACTACGCTGGTGACGGTGTAAGTGGAATATATGTTTGGGGTGCAAAACTAACTAAGTCTGCACTTGACCCATACGTTTCTGCATACGGCACAACATTCTATGCTGACAACGATTTCAATATTAAGAATTATATTCTTGAGACACTAGAGACTCAGATTGATGGAGCACTTAATCAGACTCTAACTTCACCTTCTCCTGGTGCATCATTCTATGCATTTACTTCTACCGTATTAGCTAACAACTACAATTCTCTCTCAGTGATGAGAATCGTTAGATACCTCTTGGGTATGGTTAGGAAGCAACTTAAGAATAACGCTCATTACACAACTATCGTTAATCAAACTGGTATTGTTACTCCTGCTAAGACATACGGTACTAGAAATATTCCAATACCTCTTGGTGGTGGAATTAATAATGCTGACAACTTCTTTGGTGCTACCTCTGGTGCATATGCTGAAGTTGAATCAGTCACTAAAAATGAAGCAAAACTCGTCCAGATATACTCCAGATTCAGAATTGATGGCACTATCACTGATGGTCCATTCACAATGAATGAAGCAATTCAGAAAGTTGGTGATAATACTAAGACTGGTATTGTTTACGGATTCCATGAGGACGCAAACTTCAAGTATGTTGATGTTAAGATTACTGCTGGTACATTCGCAGTCACAGACAATATCGTAGGTGCTGCTAACTCAACCACTTGTCAGATTAGTAACATCGAGACAAGAATGCACTTCATCGATAAGCAAGGAGCATTTGATGCTTCAGTTGGATTCCAAGGATATACTTCAGGTGCAACTGCTGATGTTAACTCAAATATCACTGCTGAAGCTGCTGTCCTTACAAATACTGGTGGTAAGTTAGTTGTTGACACTGAGACTCTAACAGGAACATTTGAGAAGACTGCTGTTGTTTACGCAGAGAATTCCAGACAATACCTAGAAGTTTCTAAGTTTAATGGTTTGGATGTTGCTATCGGTAACAGAATTGTATCAGACGGATACACAAGAATCGGTATTACCATATTAACTGGTCTTAATAACTTCACTGTTGGTAACAGACTTTATAAGGTTGTATCTGGTGTCCAAGATAATGCAAATTACGGTATCATCACATCTGTTGACCTAGACAATAATTTCCTCTACTACGCTCCTGTAATGGGAACACTAACTAACGGTAATATCGTTGGTGACTATGGTGCTGGTGAATCATTCCCAGTTGGTTACGCAACCATTACAACATCTGTTGTAACACCAGGTGCTGCTGGTGCTCTTGTCCAAGACATTGAGACAGTCGGTGTTAACAAGCGTATCTACATGAGTGACATCGTTGGTACCTTCGATACTAAGGATGCAATTAAATCACTTAACGCATATAAGGCAGTTGTTAAGAGTAAGCAAGATATTAAGGCACGAGTCAAGAGATCCTTCAAAGGATTTGATGGTGTCCAAACACAATTCAAACTCACACAGAATAATGGCACGGCATACTTCCCTGATTCTGAGGGACACATGCTCATATTTGTTAATGGTATTCTACAACCTCCAGGTGCTTCTAACGCATACACAGCATTCTCAGATACCATACAGTTTAGTGAAGCACCTACACTAGGGTCTGCATTTACAGGATTCTATGTTGGTAAGTTGAGACAGTTAGATGACATCTCATTCGACTTCGACTCATTGAGACAATCCTTTAACCTCAAGCGTAACGGAGTATTCTACTCACTAACACTTACCGATGGTGTCCAGTCTACGGTCATACGTCCAGAAAACAACATCATCGTTTCGCTCAACGGTGTTATACAGGAACCAGGCGTTGGTTTCGAGTTAGTTGGTTCAAGAATCATCTTCTCTGAAATACCTCGTGTTGGGTCTACATTCGTTGCATTCTCTTATGTTGGTAGTGAGGCAGACGTTGACGCTGCTGAGGTCGTACCACCTATCGAACCTGGTGACTTTATTGACATCCAAGGTGAGACTTCAGACAGAGAAGTTGCTGTCATCGAATCTTCCAACTCTCTAATCACCTTTGACTATCTTGGATCAGTCTTTGGTAAGGACGCAGTTGGACAAGCAAATATCACAAGCGGGTCTATCGCTAGTGTCCAAGTCACCTCTGTTGGATCTGGTTATACAACTAGACCATCCGTAAGGGTTGACTCCATCTCTGGATTTGACGCACAAATTAAGGCACTGGTTGGTGTTGGTGAGTGTGTAATTTCCAACCAAGGAAGTGGATATTCTGCTCCTGGAATTTCAGTTGATACTTCAGTCCCAGATGATTGGACAGCACCTGACTTAAGTCAATATGGTGAAGAAGTAATTGACCCAGAGATAATCCCATAAATAACTAAAAATTGTAAGGTAAATGGCTAAACAAACGCTAGGTCTAGGATCTGCTGCTAACGATAATACGGGTGATACCCTGCGGGTCGGCGGTGACAAGATTAACGACAATTTTAACGAAATATACAGTGGCATTGGTAACGGTACTACGTTATCTCTTAGTGTCACTAATGCTGCTGTTGGACAGGTATTAAGATATAATGGCTCGACTTTTCTTCCCTCAGATTATACAAACCTCACTGCTGGTTTGGATGTTAATGGGAATAGTATTGTTTCATCAAGTAATGGTAATATTAACATTGCCCCAAATGGTACTGGTAACTTAACACTTGGCGTTGGTGGTGTTACTAATACATTTGCAGGTGCTGGAGGAATTGACTTCCCTACTACATTAAAGTATAAGAATGAGTGGTCTACTCTCGGAGCTGCTCCTGCTGCTGCATCATATAAAGGATACTTCTTTACAGTTAATGGTGACGACAGTCCATATGTAAACATTAACATTACTGCTGGTGGTGTTGGTGCTACTCAAGCAAAATTATTAACACAGTATTCAGGTGTAAATGACTTAGTAGACGTTGATACAAATACTGCTGCACCTACAAATAATCAAGTTTTAAAGTGGAATTCTACTTCAAGTAAGTGGGCACCTGCTAATGATGACTCAGGTATTTCTTCGCTTAACCTTTGGGCATCAGTTGCTGGTGATACAGGATCTACTACTGCTAATACACAATCTGATACTTTAACGATTGCTGGAGGCACAAACATTACTACCGCCGTTTCAGGGGATACTTTAACAGTTAATTTCTCTGGGACTCTGACAACAACATTTGCTGCTTTAACAGATACAGATGTTGGTGGTCTTACCCAAGGCGACTCACTCTTCTATAACGGTACAAACTGGGTAGCAACTCGTAGTCCGATTACTTGGTGGGAAGTTAATGCTGATGGTGCAGACCATTATACTATTAACGGTCCAGGTTTCTCTTCTGCGACAAATGACCCAACATTGTATGTCCAGAGAGGACAAACATATGCATTTGATAATTCTGTGCAAGGTGCTGGTCACCCCTTCAGAATTCAGAGCACAACTGGTTTAGCTGGGACTCCTTATACTGCTGGTCAAACTGGTAGTGGAATCACAGTTTTATATTGGACTGTCCCTATGGATGCTCCTACAACTCTATATTACCAATGCACACTCCATGCATTAATGAATGGCACAATTAACGTAGTAACTTAATAAATGGCGAGGACGATACCTGGTTCTGGTGCTTCTATCAAACCATTATTTAATGAAGTATTTGGTGTTAGAGCAGTCGAAGTTTTGGAAGGCGGTAAGGATTATACCTCAGCTGATCCACCAAGACTAACTATTACTGGCTGTGGCACACCAGATGAAGAAGCATTACTCTATCCTATCATTGACGATGCGTCGGGTAGGATTGTCCATGTACGCGTACTAACCAAGGGTAGAGGTTATGACCCACTCAGAGTCAACATATTACCAACTTCTGATACGCCTAATGTCGTTACGTCATTTGACGTTAAGAGAATATGGCAGAGCAATCCTCAGTCAACGACATCAGCAACGTTCTCAGGAGCAACAGATAGACTAACTATTGTTTCCGATAATCATCCAAAACCTTCCGATGTCTCTGGAGAAAGAGCACCAGGTGGTGGACCATTAGTCGATAGAAATTTTAATCAAGCATTTATATACAGAGGTGGTAAAGATGCACCTGCTTCTGAACCAAGACCAGACCAGAATAATAAAGTAACTGGTATTCTGGCAAATGGAGTGCAACTCCATACTCCTGAATGGGGTCAAGGACATTCTGATGTCCCTGTAGGATTCAGTCTTGACACTGTAAAATCCAATTTCATTAAATCTAATGATACTTATGATGGTGTAGTTAATAGTAATGTCTATCATTACCAGTCAAG